GACACATCCCCCGCCGCGCTGCGGGAATGGCACTTAGGCGCCATGAACGACGGCCTGTTCATCATCGACGCGCCGCCGCGCCCCAGCACCGATGACATCGTCCACGATCGGGAGGACGGCCCGACGATGATACTTAACGTCACTGATTTGCCCGAGGCAAAGGCACAGGCGGTCGTGAATGCGCACAACGCCGCGATCCACGCCCTCGCCGCCAAGAAAGAGGCGGTATCCGCCCCCCCCCCGCCCGCCTCTGACGGCTGGACCAAGTGGGAGGGCGGGGAGTGCCCGGTGGCGCCCGAGACGCTTGTTTCCGTGAGGTACCGCCACTCGTTATGCGATGCTGGAGGCGTTGCGCGAAACTTTCACTGGCGGCAGTTCGGCGGACCCAACGACATCGTCGCATATCGTATCGCGGGGGCGCGCGATGGCTGATTTCGAGATGTGCCTTTCCGAGACATGCCCCGCATCCGGACGGTGCCGGCGGCACAAGGCAAACGGTGATTCATCGGTCTGATGCGTGCATTTTCAGAGCACACCGGAGGGGGCAGCATGACGCCGTTAGCCCATTTATTTACGAAGCAATTAGTCACCCCCAAAAAAGACCGCACGGTATGGTGCCCGGAAATCAATCTGGCCGAGTTGTTGAGAGATATTCATTGTTTTGAAATGTCGGCGGTTACGGAAATATACGAGATTCTTCATCAAGCGCGGCGGGTGGATGACAAGTCATTTATGGACGCCAACCAAAAGCATATGTTCTTACCGGCACCCAAAACGTGGTTCGAATATAAGAATGGCGTTGGTAGATCGGCCTCGATCGCAATTGAGGAGGGCGGCAACCCAAGCCATCTCCACGTTTTTAGTGCTTACAACGTAAACAATTTGTCCTGGTTGTACCCGTGCGGCAAGATTGATCTTAACAACCAGACGGTATATTGGAACCAAAATTGGCTTGATTATCTTCCGCCTTGGCTTGATAAGAATAAGTACTCTGAGATCGCCCCGGACCCGCGCGACGAGATGGGAGCGATCCCGACTATGCTTGCGATCATCAACAGCCCGAAGATCATTGGCCGCCGGCAGCATATGCCTCACCGGGGCTTAGAGCGCGCCTTGATCGCCAAGCAAAAGGCGATCGGCAAGTTCCCGCTCCACGCTTGGACGGAAATCCAACTTAAGGTGACGCCCCCGAAGGACATGAGCGGGGAAGCGCCTGCCGAAGCTCACTTGACGGGGCAAAAGGCGCTACATTTCTGCCGCGCCCATCTCCGCGTCCGCTTGGGACGGCTTGAGGTTGTTCGCGCGCACTGGCGAGGCGATGCCGCGTTGGGCATCAAGCGCAGCAGGTACAAGGTCACGGCATGAACCAGCAAGCACACCGTAGGAGGCCCCCATGAGAGGGCAGACAGGAATAGACGCCATCGCGGCCGAGCGGCGCCGGCAGATCGATGAAGAGGGCTTCACGCCGGAAAGCGACGCAATGTATGCCCATGGGCAGATTGGATATGCGGCCTCCTGCTACGCTCGATACGCCGGACTTAGGATGCACCATCCGCCGAAAGAGTGGCCGTGGCTCTCCGCCCGATGGAAGCCCAAGACCCGCCGGGAAGACCTCGTCCGAGCCGGCGCGCTGATTGCCGCGGAGATCGATCGGCTTGACCGGGCTGACCAGGTCAAGGCCCGAGCCATCATCGCCAAGGCAGAGGATCGCCAGCCCGTCGCCCCGCAGCCCACGTCGTCGGAAGCCGAGCGCATGGAACTGGCCGAAGCCCTGAACCGCGCCGAGGCCGCCGAGCGCGAGCTTGAGGACGTACGCAAGGAACGCGACACGCACATTAGCGCTTACCTCTACCTCGCGATCCAAGCGGAGCGCGAGCACATCCGCGTCGCCGAACTGTCTGCCGAACTTGATCGGCTTCGCTCCGATCAGGATAGCGTCTCTACGGCCTTGCGGACGGGCCTAGACCCGTTTGCGGTCGTGCTATCTACCCATGGACTCGCCGAGTATGCAGACCGCTGGCGAACCCTTGCGGCGGCATTATCGGCTGATCTGGAAACGCGCAAGAAGGGGGGCCAGCCGTCATGAAACGTAACAAGCTCGCCACCGCTGAGGAATGGGCCTATTGCCTTGGGCTTGGCTTTGCCTTCGGGAGCGCAGGGGCCATTTTTCTTTCAAGTTTATATGAAGCCTTGCGATGATTGCAGGGGAGCCCGTGCGCACCCGCTGGCGTCACATCCCGACCGCGATAGCCATAGCCGCCGGGTCTGTCCTGGCGGCTCTAGGCGGCCTCTATGAGGCGATCAGGTGGCTTGCGGAGTGACGCGGGCCACGATCTCCCCGCAGATGACCAAGCCGTCGTTCATGAGCTTCGCATGCCGTGGCACGGATAGTTCGAGGTTGACCATGCGTCCCTCGATATCGGGCAGAACGAGCATGATGCGCCCGTCCTGGATGCGATAGTACGGCTGAAAGCACGGGACGTAGGTCGGGATCACGTCGTTGGTGCTGGTCATTTGGGCAGCCCCGCCATGAACCCAAGGACAGCGCCGATCTTGGAGCCGAGGAACCCGGCGATGCTGGCGGCAAGCACGATCACCCACTTTGCGCCCCGTGCTTGCTGAAGGATGTTGTTGAACGCCTCCAGCATTTCCGTATTTCGTTCGACGGCCACCGACATGTAGGCAATATTGGTCTCCATCCGAGCCATGCGATCCAGAAGGTCAGCGTCCACCGTGGACAAAGGCTCCATCTCAACGTCTCCGTAAAATCGCGGCGACGGACACAGCCCCCCGCGTGCCGACGAAAAATGTCATCACCATGCCAAGCCACTGGCCGGCGTCGCCTTTGATCTGCGCAATCGCAAACGATGCAATGCCGAGCCCGTCCAGAGCATTGGTTATGACGATAAGTCCAAAATGCAGGACGGCAATGTAGCCCAAAAGATTGACCGGCTCACTCCAGTGCCCGATCAGAGCGGCCCGCTCCTGCGACCGCAGTTCCGCCTCTCGCTGGTCGAGCAGCAGCGCCTTGCCGGCAAGCTCGGTCGTGCGCGCGTCCGCATCGTTCTCGGCCGTGATCTTGGCCTTGTAGGCCTCGATTCCAGCGCTGATGACCGGGCCGCCTAGCCAGTTGAGGATGAGCTGCAGCATCAGTCCGGCGCCTTGTCTTCGAACCCGAACGACTGCGTCCGCAGCCACGCGACAGCGGCCAGGATCACGGCGACCGCAATGCCGGTCGTCTCCGGCGTCAGCCAGCGGGACAGGAAGGCACTCAGGCCGGGCGCGCCGATGCTGTCAGCGGCCGACACCAGGATCGAGAAAAGGACGGCCCCCACGGCCCCCAGACGGGCGTAGAGCAGCGTCGCGGTATGCCGGAAGGCGCCGAGCAGGCGTTCCGACGGGGTGCCGGCCGCCGCGGCATAGTCCTGGGCGACGGTCAATCCGACCCATGCGAGGATGGCAAGGGCGAGCAGGAGGAGGATCATGTTGGTGGCTCCTTACCGCCGACGGCTCGGCCGGTTGAGATAGACCCAGGTTCCCCACGCGACCACGGCGGCGAGCAGCACGGAGATGCCGATGCCGAGCGCCATGGTGGTCGCCCACGGGTTCACAAAGAACCCGAGGACGGAGACGAGCCCGAGGGCGATCAGAAGCGCGATCAGAACGGGGGGCATCTCGTCACCTCAGCAGCAGGGCGCAGGCGACCAGCGCGAGCGCGAACAGGAGCCAGAACCTCATTTGAGAGCCGATCAAGGGAGAAGCCTCCCGAAAACCAAAGCAGCGAGAAGAAACCATGCCGCGTCTCGCGGGTGGATGAACGGGCAGTAGCTCATTTGCGCGTCGCCTTGTAGGCAATCAGGCCAACGACGCAGAGCAGCACCACCAGCGCGGCCGCGGCCCCGATCGCCGTCCAGTCGTAGCCGGCGGACTTGGCGGCGGTGATGGTCGTCACGACAACGGCGCCACCAGCCGCGCCCGTCGCCGCAGGCTTCACAGGCGGGCGGGGCTTGATCTCAACCCCGTTGCAGGCCGGCAGCGTGCGCGCGAGCCAAGCCTTTCGATCTTCAAACCCGATCAGCCCGCCGTTAATGCGCCGCGTGATGCCGGCAATGTCGCCACGGTCGGCCATCTCGTTGCACTTGCCGTCGACCCATTCGGCCAGTGCAGGCTTGAGCGCGTGCTCGGCCGACAGCACAAGATCCGGATCGGATTCGAACGGCACGCCGCAGCGCTTGCCATACTTGGCGTAGGCCTCGCGCCCGGTGGTCTGCATCAGACCGCGCCCGCGGTACTTCCACCCGTCGCCCGGGGCAGTGTTGCCCATCCGGCCGCCATAGACCGAGTTCGCAAGCCCTTCGGGGTTGCCGGCGAACTGCACCGCGTTCGGCCGCGACGGCCAGACCTGCCGGATGCGGCTCGCGGTGTAGTTCATGTTCTCACGGAGAATCGTCAGGCCGCCGGTTTCGTGCAGAACTTGGGCAAGGAAATGGGCGAGCCGGTTTGGCGTCGTGATGCCCGCGTCTTTCAACTGATCGTCGCCAGCCTCAAACGCAGCCACATAAGCGGCGTTCGCCTTAGGGCACAATTTTCGGATGACATCGACCGGCCGCATGCATCACCTCTTACGCGCGAGATTGTACAATAGTTCCGATCGATGCACGATGTTCTGCAACGCTTCGGCGAGTTTTTCACCGATACCTAGCCTGAAAAAGTCGGCCCGGTCGTCAGCACGGTGACGCGCACGCGCGATCCGAGCGGCAGGGTGCGATGGGCCGCCGTCATGGCGTTCTGGTCGAAGGGGCGCCCGCTTGCCGTCGGCCGGCCGTGGTGGCGCCCGCCGTACCAGGAGGCGACGCCCTCTTCCGATGAAGCCCGGCTGGCCAAGCCCAGCAGGGTGGCGCCGAAGAGGATCAGCGCGAGCATGCAGCCCAGAAGGGGCGGCCAGATCCAGCGCATGACGCCGCGCTGGAGAAGCGAGGTTCGGTGAGCGGCCTGCCGCTGCATGCCGGTCACCGCAGGATGTGGTGGATCAGGCGGATGGCGCCCGGGCTGCCGGCACCGCCGGCATAGTTGGTGGTGTCGTTCGCGGTGGACTTGGCGCCTTCGCCGCCGCCGCCATAGCCGGTCGCGGCGGCTCCCTGCCCGGAGGTCGTCGTGGCCGGCGCGCCGCTGCCCATAGAGGTCGACCCGCCATTGCCGGTCACCGTCTGGGCGGCCACGCCCGGCATGATGCCGGGGCCACCTTGCTCGCCGGCGCGCTGCACGAGACCGGAAACCGCGGTCATGGACCCGGTGGTCGACGGCGCGCCGCCACTGCCGCCAAGATTGACGGTTGCCGTGGTCGCCGCATCGGCGCCGCGCCCCCCGACGCCGCCGCCGCTGGTCACCTTGTTGGCGCCGGATGCCCATGTCAGTTCGGACGCGCCGCCCGTGCTGCCGTTGTTGGCGCCGGCCAACCCGCCGGCGCCGGCCGCTCCGATCGTCAAGCCGACGGCCGTAAGAGCGCGCGTGTCAAGCCGGCCACGGCTTTCGCTGCCGGCCTGCCCGCCGCCACCCGCGCCGATCGACCCGGACGTGGCAATGCCGTTGATGCCGCCACCACCACCGCCGCCGCCGACGATCTCGAAATCGAGCGCCACGGTGCCCGGATAGAGCTGCCGTGAGGCCTCGGTGGTCGTAACCAGTTCGACGATCGGGGCGATGCGCACGCCAACCGAGACCCACTTGCCGGCCTTGGCCACCAGGCCGGCCATGTCGCCCTGGCTGAGCACGGCAAAGCCGGTCATCGTCGCGCCGTCGATCGTGTCCGTGCCGGCGCGCTGGACGGTGACCTTGTACGAGCTGTCGACCGTGCGCTTGAACCACAGCACCTTGCCGGCCGCGGCGGCGGCGCTCGGCAGCGTGATGGTCGAATCCACCGCCAGCGTGTCGATGTCGTAGACGATGCCGGGGGCGAAGGTTGACGGAATGGTCAGAGCGCCCGCCGTGAACACGGCAGCGGTCACTAGGCCAGAGGTCAGCGCAACCAGCTGGTCCTCGACCTCGCCGGCCCAGGTCAGGGCCTCGCCCTGGTTGACACGGTCCGCGGTGTCGAACACCGTCGCCGCCGAGAGAGACGGGGTGAATGCGGCCATTGCGGGCCTCCGATGCCGGTGTGATTACGGGGGGGCGTAAAGCAGCGTGGCGCTGGCCACGTCCTGCGACGAATAGGCGGTGATCCGGTAGGCCGTGCCGACGGCCAGACCGGAGACCGTGTAGGTCCCGTTGATGTCGGCGTCGCCGGATGAGACCAGCGCAGGCGTGCCGGCATTGTCGGTGACGATGAAATAGGACACGTCCCAATCCGACTGGAATCGCACTTGCGACGTGGTGCCATCGGTCGACAGCACCTGGGCCGTCGGGGTCGCCGGCGTCGTCGGTGACGGCAGCCCGCCGGCCAGCACGAACAGATCCGACCAGTCGGAAATGTTGATCGTCGATTTGACCTGCTCGGCGATGATCTCTTGGCTAAGCGCGGTATTGACCGCCGCGGATTCGCGCGCCACCCAGGGATTGGAGCCCGTGCCCGGCACGGTCAGGCCGCCGAAGCTGCCGCCATAGCGCGGCCAGGCCAGCCACTCGCTATAGACCCGCCCGCTAGGAATGCGGGCAGCGACGTTCAGGTCATCGAAGGCGTTGCCGACATCGCAATTGATGCGGATCTTCCAGACGGTCTGGCCGCCATAGCCGGTCTTGACGAAGGCGGCCCGCTTGATGACCGGCGCGCCCGTCCGCTCGCCGTCCGGCACCGTGCCGCGCGTCGATGGCGGCCGCGGCTCATGCGTGGCCGGCACCCATGGATCGAGCACCGGTGTCTCGACATAGGTCAGCGTCACCGGCGGGCTGGCGGCCAGCCCCTCGAGGCGGACCGAGGTCAGCGTTGCCGCCAGGGTCTCGCCGAGCGGGGCTATCTCGATCAAGGCATCTTCGTGGCCCATGGCCATCTGGCCGGCAAGCGTGGTCGCGACCTGCCCGCCCGCGGCGCGCCGCAAGGCGGCGATGCGCCGGCCGATCCTCCCGGCCTGCGCTGGCGACGGGCACCAGGGCAGCTCGATCGCCGAGACCTGCTCGCCGACGGCATCGATCTCGGACTGATGGACCGCCCAGGCGATATCGGTCAGGTCCGCCTCGGCGAGGTCGAAATCCCGCTCAGGGCTCAAATATTTGAGCGTAAACCGGTTCGGCCGCTCGGCCGAGGCCGGGCCGGTCGACAGGCTGAGGGCGACGATGTCGCGCCAGGCGATCGCGGTGGTCGGCACCGGATCGTCGTCGACCATGCGGATGGTCAAAAGCCCGTCCTGCGTCGGCAGGATCGTGCAGCCGGTCGACAGCATCATGGCCGTCAGGGTGTCGACCAGCGGCACGGTCGGCCCCAGATCCTGGGCACCCCAGCAGCGTGAGCGCGGCTCGGTGCCGTCGCGGGTCGCCACCAGCGCGTCCGCCTGCCAGGCCGTCTCGGCGATGTCGGCAAGGTCGAACCGCTCGATCGGGATGCCCCAGCCGCCATCCTCCCGGTCGCCGGTCAGGTGGTCGAGCAGATTCAGGGGGCCGTTGTCTGCCCAGACCCAGCTATTGCGGTCGGCGAAACTGGCGCCGGCGACGCGCATGTCGAAGATCGGCGGCGCCAGCCAGACGGCCTGCAGCTCCGGATAGCCGGTCGGGAACACCTTGGCGTGATTGGTGCTTCCCGGGCTGGTATAGCGCGCTTCCAGCAGGGCGATGCCGCGGCCACGCCGACTTGATGGCCATTTCGCACCAAAGGCGGCATTCGCACGGCTGAACACCGTTTGGCTGTCGGTGCCAAAGCGTTCGTCGATGACCACATAGGAGCTGCCGCCCGTCCGGTAGGGGCCGGTCATCACCTTGTCGGTACTGTCCCGCGCCACCAGCCGGCCCGAGATATAGAGCGCCTCGATGCCAGTCACCTCGCCCTGACAGGCGGCAATGACACGATAGAGGTCTTGGCCGTCGGCTGAGGGCAGCGCGACGGTGCCGCCGAGGCGCATCCTGCCGCGAATGCGATAGCGCGGGCCGCCCTCAAAGGTCTGCGAGCTCTTGGCCGCCTTCGGAGTCTCTGGCGCCAGCAGGGCCGAGGCCGCCCAAAGGCCGCCGCCAAGAAGCAGCGGGCCGCCGACCGTCACCACGGCGCTGGCCGTCGCGGCCGCGGCCGTGTAGCCGAGGCCCAATTGCACCAGGCCGTAGCCGATCGCGAGCTCGACGCCCATCAGACCCTCCAGGCCCGGAACGAATCCACCACGGCCGGCCGCACGATCGCGATGCCGGCCCGCTGGCGCAGCGCCCAGCCGCCGGCCAGCCGCAACGCCGCGCAGGTCTCGCCGGTGACGAGATGCACGCAGGCGACATCACCCGGACGCGGCGCCTCGGTCTCGGCGAGGCCGAGGGCCGCCAGCGCCAAGGCCATTGCTGGGCCAAGCCCGCCGGCCGCGGCCAGCATGGCGTCGGCTGCCGCCTGGTCGCCGACCGGCGGCAGCAGCAGGGTCGCGGACGGGTGACCGCAGCGCACCAGCCAGCGCGCCACCATGCCGGCGCAGTCGGACCAGCCGACCTGCCAGGGCTCGGCGGCGAGCGTGCGGAGGTGGCTCGACAGATCGCTCATGATGCGGGCCACCGCACATTGGTCGACAGCCCAAGCAGCGCAAAGAAGTCGTCGCCCGGAAATAGCCGCTGCTGGTCGGCATCGCTGTAGACGCCGCCGATCGCGAAATTGCGCCCGGAGAACAGGCCCTCGATCGTCAAGGTCACTTCCTGCACGCCAACCTGCGGATACTCGATCTTCGGAGCCGTGATCCGGCCCCAGCGCAAGAGCGGGATGGCCGTGCCGGTCAGGGTGCCGCGGTTTGGATCCCAGACCAGCTGCAGCAGGTCGGCCGGCCGGCCCTCCATGGCGGCGGCGTCACGCCGCACGGCCCGGGCGAAAGTGTCGTCGATATTCGACAGGCCGATCTCGACCGTCGCAGCGGTGCCGGGGCGCGGGTCGTCGATCGCTCCGATCCGCACGGCCCGCCCGCCATCCGGGTCGGTCACGCCCAGAAAGGTCTCCCCGTCGATCGTGATCTCGCCATAGCCGGCGAGATAGCGCAGCGTCCGGTCGGCCAGGGTCAGCCGCACCGCATAGGCGGCCGTCACGGCCGGCGCGCTTAGGATGTCGGCATGGCGATCGGCGATCAGCCCGATGCGAGCCCGCACCGCATTGCGCAGCACCGGCAGGGTGACCTGCGTGCTGACGAGCGCGGCATCGAGGCCGGTCAGCGCATAGGCGCCCGGGTCGGCGGCGAGCAGGCGGCCATAGAGCAGCGTGGCTGCTTCGCCGCCCAGCGCGAAGGCGCCGGCATCGGCCGCAACGCGCCGGCCATAGAGCAGGTTGGCCGCCTGGCCGGTCAACGCGAAGGCGCCGGCATCGGCGATCAGGCGCAGGCCGCGCAGGCCGCCCGCCGCCTGCCCGGTCAACGCGAAGGCGCCGGCATCGGCCGCCAGAAGACCCATCTGGGTATAGGTCAGCGTCGCCGCCTGGCCAGTGACCGTCATCGCCTGGGCGGCGGCGATCATGCGGCGGCCGGCCTTGACGCCGGCATCCTGGCCGGTGCCGGTGAAGTTGGCGGCGGCAGCGGTCAGGCTGAGCGCGACGGTCAGCTTGATGGCCGTCGACCACAGCACGTTCCAGTTGGACCCGTTGTCGTTGTGGTCGTAGGTCGTCGAGGCGGGGCTCGAATCATAGACCGCATAATTGATGGCGCCAGCCGCGCTGGCCGAGAGCGCGGTGCCGGACGGGCTGACCGTGAAGGTGCCGGCCGCATTGACATGGAATCCGCCAACCACCAGCACCGGATAGGCGGTGGTCGGCGGCGTCACGGTCTGCAGGGTCGGGTCGCCGGTGGTGACCTGGTAGTTGAGCGTTCCGGCGGTGGCGCCGCTGACCGGGGCATCGGTCCGCAGCACGAGCATCTGCTTGGAATTGACGTTCGAATTCTGGCCGGTGATCGAGGCGCCAAGGTCGCCGCCGGTCAGAACCTTATAGGACAGCGTCGTCCGAAACCCGTTGCCGCCATTGGCGGTGCCGCTGCCCGTCGTCAGTTCCGTCCATCCCGACGGGATGACCTTGGTCGGGATGGTCGACCCGGATCCGCTGTCGCGCGAGGAATCGCACAGGATCGCGATATCGCCCGCCGCCGCGCCCGAAGACGGGACGGTGATCGTCCCGGATGTTGAGGTGGCGGTTGCGACGACGGACGTTGCCATGGGTCGATCAGGCCAGCGTCAGGACGCCATTGGTCGCGTCGAAATCAACCGTGAAGGTCTCGCCCGAGGCCAGCGTGATCGCCGATCCGTAGTCCCACCAGCCGATCAGTTCCTTGTTGGTCGCGGTATCGTTGTACAACACGGCGTACCTGAACGGGCCGATCGAGCCGCCCGATGCGGTGAAGACCACGTCGGCCAGGACCAGCTTGTAGGTGCCGCTGGTCTGCGCCGAGCTGCTGATGGTCGCCGCCGTGCCGCCCGCCGTGTAGCCGTTGCCGGCAGAGATGTCGGTCAGGTTCGCCTTGACGCTATTGGCGGCGACCGGCGCCGTATTGGTCAGCATGACCTTCAGGCTATCGGCGCCGAGATTGTGCACTTTCTCGGCCAAAGCCTCGACAAAGCTCTGGAATTTGTTGAAAGCAGCCATGATGAGCCCCTGTTGTCAGGCAGTATAACTTCGCGATGTCGGGTAATCAGCCGATCAGGCGGCAAGCGCCTGCAGGGCCGCGTCGGAGACGGCGTCCGGATAGGCGACCTGGCGGCGCCAGCGGGCCGCGCAATAGGCGAGCGTGCCGGCGAGGTTGCTGCTGACGGCCGCCTGGGTCAGGCCGGTCGGCAGGGCCGCGCCGGTATCGATCGAGGCCGGGGCGATGACGCCGCCGACCGCCAGGGCATTGCGGCCGCGGCCGAGGCGGATGGCGACGCTGGCTTCGGTGCCGGCCGCCAGCAGCACGGCGGCGGTTGCTTGATAGATCGTGGTGCCGCCGGAGACGATTGTCAGCGTGACGGCGCCCGACGCCACTGTGACGGCGATGCGGTTCGACGTGCTGCCGTCATCCGCCTGCCAGAGCGTGCCAGCGGCGATCTGGTGCGGAGTCAGCGTCATGGCCAGCGTCCAGGCGCGGCGCTGCGCCAGCGCCAGGGCCTTCGGGGCCGCGGTTGCGGTCTCGATGGCGCGGGTCACGGTCGCGGTGGTGGTATAGATCGGCGACGACGGCCCGGGTCCGAGATGGACATGGGCGCCCCAGACATAGATGCCCGACGTGCCGTCGCCCGCGAAGCCCCGGCCGGAGAAGAGTGGCGAGTTGGAGACGATCACCGAGGCGTTGAAGAACCCCCCATCGGCATCGGAATCGTTCTCGATCCGGACGCGCACCCATCCATTGGCGAGGGCATCGATCGCCGCCGCGACGTTGGACCCGCTCTGGTCCGTGATCGTCGCGGCCTGGATGTCGAACACCGCCCAGCGCGTGGCCGCAAAGCCACTGCTTTCGAGCAGGACCGCGACATAGCGATAGCCGGCGGGCTTGAAACTGTGCTCGAAGACATGACGGGACGACACCACGCCCGTGAAGCCGAGGTAGAGATAATGCGCGCCCCAGGCGGTCGAGGGCACGACCAGGTCGGCCCCGGAGGATCCGTCCGGCGCCGTCGTCGCATTGGCCGTGACGGTGACGTCGTTCGGGCTCGCCAGCGTCGTCCAAATGTTCGCCTGGTCGAAACGCGTCATCAGGTTTGTGTCGGCCGGCTCCAGGAGCAGGCGACGGCCGCGCAGGTAGTCGAAGCGGGGTGCGTCGACGGCGATGTCGGTGCCGATGCCGAGCGCGGCCGTGACATAGGTGCGCGCCGTGCCGGTCGAGGCGGCCGACAGCGCAATCACGTCGGCGAAAGCGGCATCGGCAAGGGTCGCGACCGCGGCAGGATGCGCGGTTGGCAGGGCGGCAGCGGCAGCAGACGGCACCGCATAAAGATTTTGATCGTAGAGCGCCAGCAGGGCCGGCCGCGTGCCATCAGACGCCCGCCAGGCCTCGTCTGCCCACCAGGGCGAGGCCGTCGACAACGCAATCGACGCATAACGGCGGATGACCGGGTCGGGCACCTCGACCAGAGACAACGCGGCGCCCTCCATTGAGGCGGCGACCGTTAGCGGGCTGCCGCCGCCCGGCGCCAGTCGCACTGCCAGCGTCGGCCGCAAGGTCGCCAGCGTTCCAGCCGGTGCGGCAGCGCGCAGAGCCGGCCAGATGCGCACGGTGGCGAGCGCCTCTGAAACCGTCGCGACCTGCACTGTGTAAAGCCCAAACTGGCCGACCAGGCCGAACACGGTGCCGCGGTCGCAGTGCCCGCCCCAGCGCGCGACATCGAGCACCAGCTCGACCGCGCCCTCCGCGGCATCGGCCGCCAGCATGGCCATCGGCGGCGCGCGCCGCCAGTTGCGCCCGTCCGCCCAAGACCGTCCGTCCGCCCAGGGCCAGCCGGACTGGCGCTCGGTTTCAGTGAGTTCGAACCCGATGCGGTCATTCGACATGCGCGCCGGGTTGCAGAAGGTGAAACGAACCGCATCCGCGCCGCCCGCGAAGGCGGTCAGCAGACCCTGAAAGGCCAGGGCCTCGGCCGACCGCAAGGGCGGAAAGCCGAGCTCGAAGCCGACCAGGCCATGGGGCGACATCACCGTCTGGATGTCCTCCGTCAGCGACGACGACACCCCGATCACCTGCGGCCCGCGCGTCGCCCGGAAACTCTCCCAGCGCAGCCCCTTCGGCCAGTTATGCAGAAGCATATGGGGTCTCTCCCTAAGCCCGCATGCCGCGCTTCTGCGCGGCGGCAGCGCCGGCTTGGCGGCTCATCGCGTCTCGCAGGCCCTTCACCTCGCGCCGCACAGCCATCAACTGCGGGCCGTCGGCATTTGGCGCATAGATGTTGATGTCGCCCATCCGCGTTGAGCCGCCGCCACCGCTCGGAATGATCCGGCCGGCAGACTGCGGGACGAACATTTCCGGCCCGTTCTCGCCGACCCGGTAGGGCTGGCCGGCATTGACCGCGCCGCCGCCGGCCCGCCCAAACAGACCACCGATCAGCCCGCCGCCGAGGCCCGTTCCTGGGGCCCCCAATAGCGCGGCAATCAACTGGTTTCCCAAAGCATTCAGGACCGCCGTGCGCAGGCTCGTGAAGGCGTTGCGCAGCGCGTCGACCGTCTTCACCCCGTTAGCCAGATCGTTGAAGAACGACCCGGTCACCGAGCCAAGTTCCGAGCGCATGGAGTCAAGCATCTGCTGCGCTTTGTTGACAGCCTCCAGCCGCGTCGCCGCGACGCCGGCCTGATCAGCCAATGCCGTGATCTGAGCCCGGCGCGCGTCGGTCAGGGCGATGCCAGCCTTCAGCGCCTCATTGGTCAGCTGCTGGGCGACTTTGACCCGCTCCTGCTCCCCCGCGGACAGGCCGACAAGGTTGACCTCTTGCTGCAGGTCCCGAATGCGGTCGCGGGTGCTGACGATGGCGTTGCCGAAGGCCACTTCCGCTTTCAGGCGGCCATAGGCCGAGGCGAGTTGGTCAATCTGCTGACGGTACTCGCCCGTAAGCGGGATGTTCTTTTCCTTTGCGCTGATCTCCAGTTCGGCGACCAGCCGCGCCTTTTCGCGCTCGGCCGTCGTCTTTGACAGCGTCGCCGCCTCAGCCTGCAGGGCCGCATTAGATTTCAGTTGCGCATCAACGGCTTTCTGCCATGCGGCAGTGTCCGGCGGCAGCGGGAAGTCGGTTAGCGAAACCTTGCTGGTGTTGGCCTGAAACGCCTTGTTTCGATTGGCCTCGAATGCGTCATAAGTCGCCTTGTCGGCCGCCGCCTTGGTCAATCCGTCTTTCAGCGCATCCGACACACTCTTCGAGAAGTTCTGTTCGAAAGCGTTGAAGAACCGCATATCCGTGTATCCGGCGCTTGGGAGCGCTGGGGTCGGCTGCGTGTAGTCGGGGAGCGGGTTGCCAAGAGCATCGTACGATGTGGGGAAGGTCTTGGTATCGGTGCTGAACGCGGCTTTTGCCGCATTTCCCACAGCTTCAAACGCCTTTCCTGCCTTGTCGGCACCAGATGCGATTAGGTCGAGCACGTAGATGATTGCGCGAGAAGCTTTCGTTGCCTCGTCGATCGCGCCGGCCGCCTTGATAAACGAATTCTGCATGCGCGTCATGGCATTATCGGTCGTGTCCGTCGTGTCCTTTAGCTTGGCTTGGATCGACGGGAGCCCGGCAAGAAACGCCTGATAGAACGCGGTCGACGAGACCTTCCCGGCCTCGACCAGTTTCCGGAGCGCAGCAACACTGCCGCCGGCCTCTTTCAGCCCATTGGCGACCGCTTCCAAGATCGGGCGGGCGCCTTCGTTGACCGAGTTGAACTCCTCAAGCCGGACAGTGCCCGCGCCTAGAAGCTGGCTCAGCTGCAGAAGCGCGCCGCTGGCCTCTGTGCTCGACGTGCCCGCGACACGGAGCGCCACTGCAACGCCATCGGTGAACTTGGCGACGGTCTGGGCATTGGTCCCAAGCCCCTTCTGGAGCTGCGCAACGCGACCATAGAGTTTCGCTAGGTCGTCCAGCGCGACGCCATTGCGCTGCGCCGACGCATAGATGGCATCAAAAGTCGTCGACAGTTCGGCGCCGCTCAGCCCCGCAACCTTCAGACTGTTTTGGATGCGAGTGAAGGTGCCGATGGAGTCGACGAACTCTTTTGCCGAAAATGCGGCAGCCAGAAGCGGCATCGTGCGGGTGGCCAAAGCTGCGACGCCAACGCCAAGGCCCGAAAAGCTCTGCTCCATCTTCGTTGTGGCGGCTCGTGCGCTGGCCTGCATGGCGCCCGAGGCCTTCTGAACGACGCCGACAGCCTTTGCCATGTCCCGCTCAAACTTGGTGGCCGAGGCCTCCAAGCGCAGCGTCATGACTTCAAGATCGGTCGCCATCAGTGCACCCAGATAGGAGGTTCGTCGATCGAGGCTGAAAGAACCTCGATCTCGCCGACAGTGAGCGGAGCGTCTTCGGAAGGGCTATTCGCCTGCGCATAGCCGTCAGCGCAGCACATGAATTCCCAAATCGACATGTCATCGACCTGGCGCGGATGGAACCCCATCACGCAACCCAACGAGTAGAAGCCGGCGAAGTGGATTAGGCCGCTGCCGTCGTCGGCAGACTCTCCGCCGGCTCGGCTTTTCCCGGCGCGGGCTCCTGATCGGTCCCGTAGATCGCGGCCATCAAGATGAAGAGCGCAAAGGACACGCACTCCCCAAACGGCCGATCGTCCACATACCGACGCACCAGCCCAAGCGCCTCGCCCGGAGGCGTGCCGCCGCCGATCAGCCCGAGGCGCATGGTTTCGCGCACGTCATCGATGCGCCACGTGCCGCCCTGAAGCCGGGACATGATCTCCATCGGGCCAGCGTTGCATTTCTCTTGCAACTCACGCAACTGGCCGATGGCGAGGCGGAACCGCCGCTCGTCACCGGCCCAATCGAAAGAGATCGAGGCGTCACGGCTCATTAGGCAGCCGCCGTCCAAGCAAGCGAACCGTCGCTGACCAAGGTCACGCTGACCTGCGCCTTTTCGCCAAGAGCGACTTTCAATTCAAAGTCGGAAAGGTGCATCGACCCAGCGAAATAGCCGCCGCCCTGCGCACCCGTGCCGGAGACCTCGACGCGGACGTTCTTGGCCGTGGACGCCAGCGCCCAGGCGCGCCAGGTCGCCAGCGACTCCATCGCCATCACGCCGCTGCCGCTGATCTCGCCCGAAATGGTCTTGACCTCGCGGCCGATCCACGACGCCGCATCCGGGTCGTCGCAATCCGGCAAGGTCGTATCGACCACGTCCTTTGAGATTTTCAGCGACTTGTCAGTGAACCCGCACGGGGTCGAGAACACTTCCGGCGAAGCGCCGTTGCCGATGTAGACCTTGATCTGTCCGAATTTCCGGGTCGTCGGGGCTGCCATTGTCGATCTCCTTTAGGCCGGGTCGGCAAGCGCCCGGAAAGTCATCACCCCGTGGGTCGTAATACCATCGGGGTCAGTCATAAGCCGCGTCGACTGGTGGCGAATTTCCACCAGCCGCCAGAACGGCAACCTCAAGTCCTGCTCGTGGATTGCACCGCGCACCGCGGCGGCAAGGTTGGCGGCTTCCGGCTTACCGGCCGTGCGAGACCAGACATGCAGGGTGGCGTAAACCTCGACGCCACCTACATATTCCGCATCGTCGTCGATAACCTGCATCTCCCCGATGGACACATACGGGAAGTCAGTCGACTGCGGCACCTGATCGTAAATCCGCCCGCCGGCCACGGTTGAGGCCTTCAGGGCCGCAACGATGGCGCCCTGAAGCTCAAGCCCGGGATCGGTCATTGCGCGGC